CGCCACAATCTCGCGGATCTGGAAGCCGTATTTATTGACTAGCTCCTTATTCTCAATAACAACAAAGTCAGGACGGTAGAAGTTGTTTGGGTCGTTGTACCGAACACGCACCCTGGTGCTTCTTGTCTTAAGGGAAGCGCCGTTATAACTAAAGCCACCACCAACCACATTTGAGTTGGTAAACAGGTGGGCAGGCTCAAGTGCCGTAGTTGTGCTGCCTAAAACGCCATGGTCGCCAGCTACTTGGATCGTGTCTGACTTCCAATAAATCATCCCCCGAAATACGCTTGCCAAATCCTGCAAGACGCTGAACGCATCTGCTGGTGATGCAATCACCGTATTAATCGCAAAGCGTGGTTCCGTTCCACCTGCACTTGTTGGAACAAGCTCGTTGCAATACTTGGACAGCTCAATCAGATCAACCCAGCTCAACTCTTCTGCACTAACAAAATCACCAGCCCCATAACGGCTGTTGGTGACCATGTCGTAGAAACAACAGACCGGGCACGTTGTGTATGTGCGAGACAGCAACTTGCCATTGAAAGGAATGTTGCCGCTGTAGTTCAAACTCCCGTCTGTACGCACCATTGCGCTAGACGGAATCTGAACCTTCAACCCTTTAATCTCGTATGCACGAGCAGGGACAGTGTTGAACTGATCTGTAGAAAGGCTTAGGCCAACACAAGCTGTGTGCTTGTACGCCGTTTTAATATCCGTACCAGCAATAATTGAAGACCACACAATCGTGTCGCCTCGGCCATTGGCTAGCGGGAGTTCTTCGCTTACATCTTCAAGATCATCAAACCTAATTTCAAAAGCATCTTCGGGGTCTCTAAACCGCAACTTTGCAACCCTGATCTGCCATGGGCCTTCTCCCGTTAAATCAATGCGTGGGGTTTGGTATTGGTAGTTTGATGTTGAAATGCCTTTAAATTCTTTAAACGATTGGCCATCAAAAGTTACAGTGTTAAACCCGCTATTTTTGCTTTTAATGCTAACCCTGACGCGCAATGCTGCAGGAAACAATTGCCCTCTTGCAAGACCTTCAACTGCTGTTGAAAACAGCTTTGGAATTGTAAAGAGAAGCTTGACAAAGTTAACTTTTGGATCGGTAATTGTTTTGACAATGCTGCCCTGGCCATATTTTCTTTCAAAAACCTCATTGTTGTTGGTAACATCTTCGCTATAGTTTTCGCCAACTTGCGTTGCTACATCAATGATTGTTGTAGTGGCGTTCGCAAATTGATCGGATAACTTGATTCTGGTTTGGCTAGCCGTTCCTTTGCGTATTGCAAAATCGCTTGACTTGACAGCTTTTTGATCAGCAGAAGTCTCGTCAAGAAAAATGCTTTTGTTGCTTTGCGTCGCAAGACCTTCAATCGGACCCTCGCACAGGAGGTCGATCAGCTTGATAGAGGATTCAGAGTTTAATGCCATAACTTAATCAAGCAAGCGATACCCAAAAGCATGGACGCGAAACCGCGTCGGTGCATCAGTGTCAACATCCATAATAGTGATTCGCAGCTTAAGCTCTTTATTATTATCAAGCTTGGTCCACTTAAGCCTTTGCAAGTAAAAATAATTTTCTGATCTTTCTAAATACCCCTGGATAGTATTTTCAGCGACAGCCACTGTAGGATCATCTCCAGGCATGGTGTGTTCAACTTCTATGCGATATTGAATAAACCCATCAATCTTGGTTGCATCTTCGCCTTTCCCGGCTCGGCCATAAAGCCCGCGATCGATTTCAAACATAATGTCAAATTCGTCTTGGAAAGGTCCACGAACGTCAACATTGCCCATCTTTTTAGTTTTATTTTCTTCAAGCTTTTTATCCAGCCCCGGACCAAAGCCGATATTCGGGGCAATGACTATTCTTCTATTTGTCTTTGTTGTGTTGACACTGTTAAGTTGACCTCTGGTAATACTTTTGGTCTCAATGCCAGCCTCGTCGTTAAACTCTCGCTCGACTTGGCTGCCATTAATCAAAATAGTATCTGGACCAGGCGCTTTAATTGCGGTTGCAATTGGGTCGGAAACGTCTGTTGCTTCAATGCCTACTGACAACATGTGACCGCCAAGCATGGCGCGGCCATAGACAACGGGGATTGTTGAACCGTTGCCAACCGTATTGGCTGGTCCGGTGTACGCATAAGACTGTTGACCACTTGCTCCACGCGAAACACCTTGTGGGCCAGGACCACGAAAGTTGGTGCCGTCCATACGACGACTGCCAAGTTTTGGTATTTCTGGTTGCGGTGAAAGCATCATGGCAGTGCCTCCAAGCATCAAAGCAATGCCAATGTTGCCAGCAAAGGAAGCTGCCGCAGCGGTGGCGGCTACAGCACCAGTAGCTCCAACTGCAGCACCAGTAGCCGTAAATCCTCCTGCTGCGAAGCTAAAACCAGCCACAGGCACCGCGACAGCGACAGCAACCAAAGCGGCCCCCAACAAAAAAGTGCCAAGGCCCTTGTCCATATTGCTGCCAGTAATTACAGGCACAAGCACCATTGGCCTGCTGCCAAATGGCAGATGCAGCTCGTCATATCCCATCGCCGCACCAGACTGAATCAGCTTGTAGCCAACACCGTTCTGGTGTGCTGTCATCAAATCTTTCTGCAGCTTCGGATGATTGATGCACAGCAGCTTGATCGCGTCTGCTGGTGTCCTTAAGTTGTAATACTCGTGGTGTGTGCCGTATTTTTCGCCCAGCTCACCGGCTAACATCACCAGTTGCATAGCGATAGACGGCGGCAACGCTCTGCCTATAGTACCGCCCAAAAGGTTCCACCGCACTCAAGCTGTTAGTGCGTTGATGCAAAATCTTGTCATCACCAACGTAAATTGCTGCGTGCATTGGCGTTCTAGTCCTTAATTTCATTACCACCATGTCGCCAACTTTTCGCAAATCAAAGTCAACAGGATAAAAACCGCACAACTCAGCCTGTTCTAAAAATATACTATCTGCAGTATCAAGATTTTCTGGTCTTTCAAAATCTGGCAGCAGAACACCTTTTAGCTTGTAATAATCACGAATTACCGTGTAGCAATCTTGTGTGCCGTAAACGTACTCTTTGCCTGTCAAGGATCGATAGTTGACCATTCGCCGTCAGGAACAGAATAGATATGCCATACAAGCTTAGTTTGACTGCAGCTTCTGCGATCTGGCTCACTAGCTTGACCGCCTGACGGGTGAGAATGAACGACGGCTTCAATCGTTCCGGACAGCATCGCCTTCATATAATCAGCGGCATTAAGAACAAAATTTACTTCTGGATCGTCTGCAACGTTTTGGCACGGCCAATACTTGCCATCAACAAGTAAGCCACAAGCTTCTTTTGGGTACTCAAGAATTGCGTGGCCTTCCGCCTTACGCCTGGACTCTTGATCCAAGGAATCCTCCAAACGGAATTGATACATCATTCTTGCCTTCGTTATCCGGGAAGCGAAGCCTGCAACTGCTCACCCGTTTGCCACATACATCAAACTTGTCCACAGCCTGATCAAAGGTCAAGCTGTTAATCGTGGCTAACGACTGCATTTCAGCCTTGGAAATTTCAATATCATCAACCTGAAAATACCTTTTGGCTACATAACCGCACTCAGTGCCTCTGTATTTCCACGGGCAAAACTCAGTCACCTGACGACGCGGCAATTCAAGATTCGTCAAATCAAGCTTGGCGGTCAGCTCAAACTCAACAAATGCCAAGTTTTCACTGGCTACCCTGTCGATATACCAAACCTCTTCTGTCTTTGCTGCTGGATCGGCAGTCGCGTTGCCACCACTAAAATTAACGGCGTCTAAGAATTTTTTAAATGTACGGATACGCACCACCTGCGCTTTGAGTGGATTGTAATTTTGCTGAACAATTAAGGAGCTAATTGCACCGTTAGAGTTGGCTACTTTTAAAGTAGGTCTTGCAATCATGCCTTTACCTGAAGTCTCAAGCCCTGTCATCTCGACAGGCACTGCAGGATAGGTTTTGCCGTTAAAAACAATGTTAGTGACGAGGTCATTCGTCCCAGGATGATAATAAAGCGTTTCATCAACGTTATTGACGGCTTGCGTTAACCGCACCTCAAACAAGTCGATAACTGCTGTTGGCTCAAGCTTTTGCAGCTCCTCGAAATATGCAGGCGCTGCTGTGCGTAAGTCTTCAACAAACTGGGGCGTGTTATCGCTCATGGCTCAAATACTTGCACGAATGACGTGACGATCTCCGCTCGATCAACAAATGGAATCGTCTTCGTCCA